CGCGGTACTGGTCGTTTATCGCGTCGTTGAGCCGGGTGCGGATGTCATTCGCAGAGAGGCTGTCGCCTGAGTCCATGGCTTCCTGGAGCCGAAGCGCCAGGGCTAAAGTGCCGCCGCGAAGTTTGATGCTCACAGGCGAACAATAACCCTTTTCGTCTCAGTACGCACGTAAAACGGCAAAAATGTTTTATCATCGGTCATGGCCGCTACCGAACAGACCGACGTGAAATTCTGCACGAAATGCAAAAAAAACCCCAAGGCCGGAAACGCCGACGACAAGAACCCGTGGTGTCAGGAGTGCCGCACTGCGTACCAGCGGGAGCGGAACGATACGCTGGAATGGCGCGCGGAACGCCGGGGATTACTGCGGGGGATTCAGGCGTTTCGGGTAGAGAGCGCCAACTACTTCCGCTCGTGGGGCGGTCGCCCCTTTATGGGCAACGAGGTCGCCGGTCTGATCGACGGACTGCCAGGCCCAGCGGTAGCCGACGAGAGCGCGGCCAAGCCTACAGACCGTACGTAATCGACACCTTGTCGGAGCCTGAACCGCCGTACACGTTGATCTTGCTCAGATCGTACGGGCTCTGTGGATTGTCGCCGCGCGGACAAGCAAGAAACGGCACGCCGGTCGGCAGCACTTGACCGCGGCTCGCGCCGATGGCCGCGTCACCGAATCTGATGCTCGATCCGCTGGCGGTCATGTTGACCCACACCGCACGAATCGGCGTGCTGGCGGATGTGGCCGCTGTCCCGAGATTGACTACGGAGCCGTTCGGCGTGATGTCTGGCAATGAATAAACCTGCATGGCCGAAATGATAGCATAGAGGCATGGTGACCAAAACGCTGGAATCGCGGGGGCGCGGTGCTCGGAAGGCGCGCGCCCTCCAGCGGACTTTCCAGCACGGTGTCCCTACACTGCCTGGCCGTATTATCGGGACATGCCTTTCCTCGCTGTGCTATCTCTCGTCTTGCTGCTGATCGCGGCTCTCGGTCAATCCTGGTGGTGGCGCGCTGGCGAACTGTGCTACGGAGGCGCCGCGTTTGCTTGGGGCGTGTTCTGCCTGGCGCTGTGCCTGCTGTGGCCGGTCATTCACACCCTGATGTAAGATCGTAGCGTGAACCTGAGAGCAAGCAGCACGTTCCGCGCGGGCGACTTCACCCGCTTAGAAGCTCTGCTCGTTCCCAAGCTGATTGCGGGAGCCACGACCGGCGCGAATGCCGTGCTCGCCATCAGTCAGGAGCGCGTACCGGTCGACACCGGCTATCTGCGCGACAGCGGCGGCACATCGGTAGAGTGGACCGGGCACAAGGTGGTTGGCTATATCTCCTACGGCGCGTACTACGCGGCATACGTCGAATTTGGAATCCGCCAGAGAGGCGCGGCCGGCGAGTGGGCTGGTCCGTACTCGTATTCGGAGGGCACGGGATTCGCGGGCTTCGGTTACATGCGCGGTGCGCTCGATCAGGGCCGCGGGCAGGTGCTCACTGCGTTTCGCGAGGCGCTGGGGGTTTGAGCGCGCGGGCGATGTAGCTCGACAGCGGAAACGGAATCTTGGCAATTTGAGCGCTTTCCGCTTTGCGGGCCGGGCTGTGCGAGTTGCCTTGACGCATCTGTGATCCGTCCCACCCGAAGTTACCGCCGTAAGCCTTAATTGCCGCCCCCGCTTCCCGGCGCCGCTCGTCCGCCTCATCGAACCATGCCGCGCCGCTGCCCCGTTGCTTAGTGCCCTCTGATTGCATCACTGCCGCGCTTTGAAACGACCCTCCCGGCTGCCCGGTTTTCTCGAACTGATGGAAATTAAATCCGTCAACCTCTCCGCCGTTCACTCCCCGCTGTTTTGAATCCGCCACTGCGAACCATGACCCTTGGGGATGATCCGTCCCATCTGGGTTGCGCTTCATGCCGCGCTTCGCCGCTCGTACCGTGTCCCCGAATCGGATACCACCCGCTACGACGCGCCCGCCGACCATGGCCACGTCACCCCAGAGGTAGAAACTTCCAAACTTAGCTTTGGCCTGCCCTACCCAGGGTCGAGCGCCCTTCACATTTTCAACCACCATCGGGATGTAGCGGCCGGCAGCTTCGCACGCTTCCCGCTGGATGCGGAAACAGGCATCGAACAGCGCCGTGAGTTGCGCCACTGTCCGCGATCCGGTGTAGCCTTCAGGAAAGGGAACCTCTTCCCGGAGCGCCGCCGCTATCTGCTTTGCTCGACTCCAAGGCATGGCCATGTAGCTGAACTCTTGGCACGGTGGGCTGGCGACTATGCAATCGGCGTTGCGGAATTGACTACCGTGGAGCGTGAGCACGTCCTGCAAGACAAGTTGCGCGGGGTAGCGCTGGTCTCCGTACATGTGCCGCTCGATGTCGAACCCGATCACGTCCCAGCCTTCAGCGAGAAATCCTTCGGTCCACCCGCCTAAACCACAATAGAGATCGATACAGAGAGGCACCCTAAAAGTATACCGTCTACATACCGGAATGGGAAGACACAGCCGTACTACTCTTCGTCCTCGGAGTCGCTCGACCTGCGGAAGTTGACGACGCATTCGCAGTTGGGGTGCGCGGTCGGCGCATCGTCGCCGCTCTGGAAGTCCTCGTCGATATCAATGAATCCTTGCGCTTCATTGGCCTCGCACTCGGGGCACGGATCGCCGCTCTCTGTCTCCCAGGCGTGCTCGTCGAATCCAAGCTGGCTCGCTATTTCCTGTCTGCCCGCATTGTAGGCGTCCGCTGACTCCGTGACCGCGATCAGGCCGGAGCGCGTCTCGCTGAAATCCTCGAACGTATCGTTGACCGCCGCGACCATGTCGGTGTACGTGCCGCCCGCATCCCATGCATCCGCCAGCGCATTCTGAAGCCGCTCGATGCTGGTCGCCTCGATGTCTCCGGTCAGTTTGCTCAGCGAGTTCTTTGCCAGGTACTCGCCCGCGTAGTCCTCGCCCACCGCCGCGCTGGCGCTCAGCGACTTCGCCGCGGCGCCAATGAGAGACGTGATCGCGTCGTTGTAGTCGGAGGTCTCGGCGGCCGTGGCCGCGAATGTCAGCGGGTGCAGGTTGGCCGGCAGTAACTGGCGGGCGAACGTCTTGCCGCTCTGCGATGCCTCCTTGAGCTTCGGCGGGTACAGCACGAGCTCGCGCTTGATGCGTGGCTCAACGGCGGCCAGGACCGCTTTGCGCTGCCGCTCGAAGAAATGCGCCATGACCGCCTTGATCTTCGCGCGCGCGGGCTTGATAGACTTCGCGTGGCGCGGATGTCGCAGGCCCTTCGGCGCGGTCGCTTCGAGTAGCGCGGCCAGGTCATTTGCGGCGTCGGCGATGCGCTGGAGGCTCATAAGTTAGATCGCGATGAATCTCCGATTACTCACTATTGTCATGTTGGGCTTGATGTGCCAGTAGACATTCACCCCGATCTTTTGCGGGACTAATTGCGTGCCGCACTCAAAGCATTCGATTGGGTGCCGCCCATCGATCCCGGACTTTTCCGCCGCCTGGAATGTCTTCCTGCAGCACGGATCCGCGTCCTCGTCGATCACGTTGAGCGGAGTGCGAGGGAGGTTCGGGATCAGCTTCCGGTCCCAGCAATACTGCAATTCCTTTTCGGTCACTCCTGGGAATTGCTTGCACCAATCGGCGTAGGAAAGCGGGGCGCCCTGCTGCGCCCCGTGCCGCTCTGGTTCACTCGGATTGCCCGCGTTGCCTCCTTGTGTGATTCGGATAGGGCTGAGACCCTTCCTGTCTCTGGCATACAGCCAGGAGCCTTTGCTTGGCGCGGATTGCAGAGCCGCCCACTCGTGCGCCTCGAATTGCGCCTGTGCGTATAGCGCGCCGTCCTTATACCGCACCAGCAGCACGCGGTCGGCCTCTAAGTAGCCGATTGCGGCGATGTGCGACGATTCAACGGGTTGCAGTTCCATTGGCGAATACTCTCATTAGTCTTCCAAGTGAGGCGCAATGGCCTCTGTGAGCCGGTGCATGGCCCGCCGCATGGCTTCCTTCGCACTCGCTGGCTTATCCTGCTGCTGGTCAGCGGTCGCCACCGTAGCCGCTACCTGACCCGGCTGAGGCTGCACGCCGGGCTGGTCTTGCACTTTCTGGATCGGAGGCGGCAACTCGATGTTGGCGCGGTTCGGGTCGTACTTGTCTTTGCCCTTCGTGGGATACATGGCCTCGATGATCTCTTCGGCATTCTCCCAGCCAAGCTGATTCATCAGCCACAACACTCCTTCGCGCTCATCGACGCCGACGATCTGACCGCCCTTGTTGTCGAGGGTCATCGCCTCGACACCAGCCTTCACAAGCGCTGGAACGTCGCCCTCACGAATCGCCGGGAACATGACGCGGATCTCGATATCGGTCGCGTCCGCTTTTTTCGCGGCCTCGCGAAATCCCCAGTACCGCGCGCCGCCAGGGGTCATGCAGACCTTGCGCGCCGCCGCGCGGACAGCTACACGGACTCCGTTGGCCGACTCACGGAGTTTGCCAGCGCTAGCCTTGAGCGACCGCGACAGCATGTACTGCACGATCACGGTGAGATCCTCGACCCACTCCTCCTGGATCGACAGGAACACGGTCTCCGTGGGTCGGTCTAGGCTCGTCGCGGTGGCCAAGTTGCCGGTCGACACGTCTCCGAGGAATGTTTCCGGCATCCCCAGGCACATGCAACAGAACAGCAGGAAGCGGCGCACCTTCTCCGGGTCTAGGCCGGCGCCCTGCGTCGAGAATGCCTTGATGCTCGTGCCAGGGCCCGAGATGAACGTTCCGCCTGCGACCGTCGGCGGGTTGGTGTCCCAGATCGGGTTGCCGGGTCCGACCTGCGTTTGCATCTGCTGCTTAATCCCCTCGATGGCCTGCTGTCCGCCCTTTGTGGTGCCGGTGAGAGCGAACTGCGCCAGCGCCTGCGCATTGCTTGCGCTGGCCTCCATGTAGCGCCTGGACTCCTTGGCCCAGTCGAGCATCGGGTAGCACGGAGGGCACCCGAACAGCCACTTGCCGACCGTGCCGATCTTGCGGTGGTAAACATGCGCGCTCCACATGACTGGGTGCCCGTTGATTTCCAGAGGGTGATTGGCCGGATGGTACGAAACCGCATCGGCCGGTGCCTTGATGTCCTCGACTTCGATGGCCGGGTACCATGCGTGGCGCGTCACTGTGGCCGCCGCGCCTTCCATCGGCGTGTGTGCCCGCGTGGTCCAGATGCGCTCGTAATACCACGGCTTGTCGACGTCATCAGGGTCAGTCCAGATGTCGTTGATTTCGGTGGGGTCGATGGTGCGGAGGTCGCATTCTCCCGTTCCCTCGTCCGCGAAAAACGCCCAGAAGACATTCCCGTCTGTCAGTTTGCCGCGCTGCTGAGCCATCAGTGCCACGTGGCCCAGGACCTTCCGGTTGCGCTCGATGAAGTCCTTGATGAGATCGTTGGCGTCCTGGTCGTTGGTCGTGACGTCGTATCCGCGGGCAAAAACGTACTGCGCGATCACGTCGACCAGCCGGCGCACGATGGGATTCTTGAGTTGGTAGAGTCGGCAAATCAGGATGATCTGCTGGATGCCCCACCGCGTGAATTCGAGCGCCGAGTAGTTGATTTCCCTCTGCCAGTTGACGTTCTGGAGCAAGAGTTCGTACATGCCGTACGCGCCGAGCGGGGCATCACCGACCGGGCCTGCCTCGCGCAACTCGACGCCGCACTCACGCAGCTTGGCCGCGTGTGCGTCGGCGCCCGTTGTCCCACCGCTCTGCCACGGACCAGAGCCGCACATCGCTTGCGCCTCGACCATCTCCGCGAGCCATCGCTTGGACTCGTCCAGTTGGGCCGCATTGCGCGCTTGCAGATCGGCCATCGCCTGAGTCAGTGCGCGATTCTCCGCGATCAGTCCGGGTACGGGCGACGGAGGCGGGTTCAGTTTGCGCCAGACGGCGCGGAGCCAACGATTGAGACGTGCTCTCATGTGGCTGAGTTTACCACCGCGGCCGGAATATCAGCGCAATGGCCACCAGAAAGCAGTCCAGCAGGAGCCAAGCTGCCAGAAGCTTGACGATGATCATGGTAGAGCGCTCCTTGTGTCCTTCCAGAATCGCAGTTTCGCAGGTTCCCAGCAATAGCTGAAGTCTGCCGGGTACTGGTCGTAGTGAACGCCCCAGCCTTGCGCGTGCTCCTGATGGTTGCGGCGCCGCAAGCGTGTCTCGATCTTCGCCTTCGCCTGTGCGGGCGTCCTGAACGGGTAGTGCTTCATCGAGAATTTCACCGGGTAGACGCGCATACCGGGGAACTGGACCTCGTGGCCGCCGCCCGCCAGTTGCACGCGGCCCACGTTCTTCCACAGCTTGCGGTTGGGGATTCGGCTGATGCAGTCGGCCTCGTCGTAGCACTGAAAGAAGTCCTCGGGGTTGATGTGCGGTTCCCACCCAAACGGAGGAAAGGCGGTCGGGTAGAACTGGAACACGCGGAAGTCGATGGCGTTGTAGGCACAATTTTCTACAATTCGGACCGCCTTGGATAGCGTCATTAGTTCGCTGGCATGACTCGGCGCGCGCCGCCACTCATCCGCGTCGGAATAAAGTAGCCATTGCGCGTCGGACTCCGCGGCGAGTTCCTCGATGCGTCGCAGGATCGCGGCGCAGTCCTGAGTCAGCGAAGGGACAGAGGCGGGGAAGCGCTCACAGGAATCGGCCTGCTGCTGCGCAATCTCCCAGGAGCCGTCGACGCTCCATCCGTCCAGGATGTGTACCGAGCAGCCCTGCTCATGCAGATGGCGCAGTGTGTGCGGCAGGATGTCGGCTTCGTTCAGGCAGGGCATGTAGCACTGAATTTTCATATCGACCTACCTACACCTTCCAAAACATCGCTGAATTCGGGCAGCACGCGACCGTATCCGTTATCCACAAGCGCCCACAGGTGCAAACAGTGCGAATGAATATTGACGTACTTATCTGACGGCGGGTGAACGATGTAAGCGTATCGGTCGCCAAGAAAATCGCGCTTCACTTGGCAGGTGTCAGCGTGCGTTGGGTCCCACGATTTGCGAGAGAAAGAGATATGCACCCACCACTTGCCATCGTCCTTGCTGCCGCAGTCGATCAGCACACGTAGCCCGTTAGAGTGGCGCAGTGCGTACCCCAAGCCCCATTCTTGAATAACCTCCCAGCCAACAGGCGGAAATGCCATCCCCGACGGATCGCAGCCAATCTCCAATAGCCCCGCGTCAAGAGGGTGGAGCGCTCTCACAACAGCCCCTCAATTCCCTCGCCGACGCTCCGGCACTCGTACTTGCCGATGATCGACTCCAGCCGTCTCGTGTCGGCCCGCGTGAAGTACTGGTAGCTCGCCGGGTCCGGCACTGGCTTGTACTCCAGCGGCACGCCGATCAGTTCGGCTAGCGCGTAGAAGTTCACAGCGACTCCCGTGCCGATGTTGACCACGCCCGTAGCCGCCTCGTAGTCCGCTTCAATCAGCCGTATGATGATCTCGACCACGTCGTCAACGTGGATGAAATCCTTGGCCTGCGTCCCGTCCCCGTAGCAGGTCCACGGGAGGCCAGCGCGCTTCGCCGCGATCATCTGCGAGATTGGGGATGGGTGGCGCTTGATCTCGTCTCCAGGTCCGTAAGCGTTGAAGATCCGTAAGCCCAGTGAGCTGAGTCCGGTCGAGGCAAACGATTCGGCCAACATCTCACACATGATCTTTGACTTGGCGTAGTGGCTAGGGAAATCTCTCGCAGGGAAATCCTCCGAGTTAATCCAATTCGCGCCATGTCTACCGCGATCACCATACACCGCGCTGCTGCTAGCGTACACCACGCGCGCCCCGCACTGTTGCGCGAGCCGGAGTACGTTCCATGTGCCGAAGACATTGCAGGCGTAGTTATCCGCGAGACTGCTAACGAAGTCGGCATTGCTGGCGAACCCAGCCAGGTGTAGAACCACGTCGGCCTTGATGTGCGAGAGCAGGCGCACGTCGGCCCGGCGCGAGTCAGACTTAGCGGCCACGTCGACCGAATCCACTTCCCAGCCGCGCTTGAGCGCCGCGGTGACGGCGTAGCGCCCGATGAAACCGGCAGCGCCGGTGACGAGTAACTTCAAAATCTCACCTCTTCGTTCATTTGCCTCTCTCCCACCACCAGAATGGCCCGACGTGCTGAGCGTCGGGAAGTAACCTGTTGACCGCCGCGATCACACCGAACGCCGGAGTTACGCCGTCGGTTTCGTATCTCACGGAATAATCATCACCCGCGATCACCACGCGCGCCTTGTCGCGGTAGATCTCGATGTCACGCTTGCAGCCTTCGTACGAGTGGTCGCCATCCAGGTACACCAGATCGACGGTCGGCACCTCGCCGTGCACGTAGTGCGAGTGCCCCTTGATCGGCGTGATCTTGTGCCAGACTCCCGACCGCATGACGTTATCCCGGAACAGCGGAAAGAAGTCGCGCGGCAAGTCCCAGCGGCGCAGCGTGCCCACTAAGTTGTTCTCGGACTCGTGGGTCGCGAGCTCCGTCCACGTGTCGACGCAGTAGACGTGCTCAACACGCTGAGCGAACCACACCGCCGACAGCCCAAGGAAGGAGCCAACCTCGACCACGGTCTTGATGTGGTGTCGCTGAATGAGTTCATCGAGCTTCGCGCGGTTGTCTTCCGCGAACCATCCGGGTATCGGGATAGCGCCCGCTTGCCGCGCGATGTCGATCAGTCGCGGAACGGACCACAGTATCTCCTGCGAGTTGGTTACCGGCTGGCGGTCTAACTCAGTCAGATGGTCAAGCCATTGGTCGTAGGTCATCGCTTACTCTTTCCTGGCGCCCAACCGTGTCCCTCCGGCCAGTGGCCGTGAATGCGTGTGAACAACTCTTCGTGCGCCCTGACGTCGTGCGGATGCTCCGGGTCATGGCGGAATGTCGACTTGAGCCTAGTCGACTCTGGCAGGTGATCACACAGCACCGGATCGTAGACTCCGAGCTTCATGTGCGCCTGGCGGATGCGGAGGGAGTAGTCGTCATCCTCTAGCCCGTACCCGCGCGGGCCAGGGCCGCCAGCGTTGACGGCGAAGCGCTCATCGAGCAGGCCTACCTTGTCGATCGTGCTCCGCGGGATGTAGACGCAGGCGAACACGAGCATGATCTTTTCCTCCGCCAGCGACGGGCGCCCGCGATTGACCAGGTTGAGCGTGCCGACCGAACCGTGCGTGAAACTGGGGCAGATCGCGCCAAACTCGGGGTGATGTTGGAACTGATGGCGGATGCTGGCGAAGCCGAGCGGCGTGCGGAGCAGGCAGTCGTCATTGAGCAACACGACATCATCGCCGCCGGCCGCGCGGATGCCGATGTTGCAGTTGCGCGCGAAGATGAACGGAGATTCGCCCTCGCACAGATCCAGCGGGCCTCCAGGTGCCGAGGCAGAGTCGAACGATGCGATGGGGCCGTCCCATACGACGATCACTCGGCATGTCTCCGACATCGCGCGGAGCTGGCGAACGCAGGCGGTCAGGTTGGCGATGTTCCGAGAGCAGATCACGACCGAGTAGTTATTCATCTTTTACCGCCAGTAGTCGCGCGTTGAACTTCCAGATTTCACACATCACCCCATGAACGTTGATGTCTCCAGCCGTCTCGCGATACATGCGCTCCGTTATGCCGAGCACCGTGAACCGCGCCGTGATGCCGTACGCCGCCGCAAAGCGCTTGTGCGCCGGCGACCCGTCGGTGTAGTATTGCAGCGCGTTCGGCGTCCAGGCTGACACATGCTGGGGATCCTGGAAGTGTCCCGCGCCCTTGGCCGCGTCGGGGCACTCCATCGTCAGGATTCCGCCAGGCTTGAGCACGCGCCACGCCTCGTTCATCACGTGGATGCGGCCCGACCAGTGGCGTAGTGGCGGGTGAATCTGAGACATCCCGAACGGTTGCAGCGGCGGCCTCCGCGACACGCATACATCGCACCACTCGTCGCCGATGTGCCGACAATCTCCGATGTTGTCGATTTCGTCGGCAGCGTAGATCTCATCGACTCTGGATTCCGGCCAGGTCCACGGTAGCGCAAGGTCGGCTTGCTGATAATGGAATGTGGACGCAGGGTTGAGCAGCGCTTCTCGCGGTGGCGCGATGTCGACATTGACCCACTCGCCGCGCAAGTCATCCGAGCATCCAAGGTTTAGCCTCGCTACCACGACCACGACCCCCACCCCGACCCCGACCGCGACCGCGACCAATCGTAGCCAGAACGCATTACCGCCGCGTTCACTTCACACCTCTCGGTGCTTTCTTGATGCGGACAGATTCAATCATGGACCCACGCCCGATGGCCACTAGACCATCCGGGAATGGCTCAACCTCGCCAAATTCGCACGACTCCAAGGCCTGCGCGAATCTGCCTGTGTCTGCGATCCATGCGGCATCTCGCAGGATGATTTCGTGCTCCCCAACTGACACAAGAATACCCGTATCAATCATTGTCACCGTACGAATCAGATACGGCTTGCCAATCTCCCAGAATCCGTTTTCTTGCGATGGCTGGCTGAATTGCTCGGCCAGTTCGCGCACTTGCCCTAATGTCAAATCGTCCGATGGCTGGCTGAATTGCTCGGCCAGTTCGCGCACTTGCCCTAATGTCAAATCGTCGATTGAAATCATAGCCTCATTTTCTCCTTGCAATACGAATCGAACTCCGGTGCCCGTCGCCACACGTCCGGGTTGCGCAGCATCACGGTGCGGTCGTACGCCTCGCTGTTGCTGCCGTGGATGCCGCAGACCATGCGTGGCGAATCATCGCGCATGGCTGCGCCGGGAGACCAAAGCGTGTCGGGAATGCTTGACACGCCGACGCACTGCCGACTCACCGCTGGCGTCATCATCCAACGCTGGTCCTCGTGCGGCGCGTCGTCGAACGGCTGCTGCTCCCAGAGCTCGCGACGATAGAGCAGGCTCGCGCCGGCCGCCCAGTTGGCCTGGTGGTTGCGGTAGATCCACGCTTCATTGCGCGGGGTCTCGTCGCTTGATCCTGGGACGGCCTGCCATGCGCTCACACAACGCGGATCATTGATTGCGATTGCCCGCGTGTCCCAGAACAGCAACTCGCGGTAGCCGACGCACATCTTGCCGCTGGCTTCGAGCAGCGCGACCTGTTCCTCCAGACGGCGGGGGTGGCTCCAATCATCGCTGTCCCAGTGGGCGATGAGGTCGCAAATTCCGTTATCCCACGCGATCCGATTGGCCACGTTGCGCAGCCACCCAATTGTTTTTCCGGCCCACTCTGGATGGTACGCCGATTCTTCCCAGATGACGGGGTAGCGATCAAGGTCTGCTGGTGGGGTTCCGGTGTCGAGGATTATCAGGCGCTTCGACTCATACGTCTGGGCCAGAAAGGAAGTTATTGCCCGCCGCACCATCGCTGCGCGACCGTTGACCAGCATCACACAACACACAGTCGGTTTCATCCCTGTCTCACCGCTGCTCCTTCGACATGCCGAGCTCGATGTCGGTCTGAGCGGCGAGAGCCCGCTCGACCCAGTACCGCATCTGCATGCCGCCGACGATCGCCGCCGCCGCCGCCGCCTTGCAGCGCTGGTAGACTTCCTCGGACACCGGCACGTTGATCTGCCGGGTACCTTCCTTGCGTGAGTAATCGCGGCGGTTCGTCTTTTTAGTTTTTCGTGCTGCCATTCCGCAATGATAAAGTATGCGCGCGGTAAATCGCAAGCGAAATCAGTACACGGTCTTACTGTGCCCGTTTTTCACGGTTGACAAGTACTCCTAGTGCCAGTTAAACTCGCGTTGCGCGCGATCAACCCCGGAGTTTTCTTCTCTCCGCTGCCACCGGCATCGACGCTCCGCTTACGTGCTTCGTGGGAGGTAGTCTCGTCAGATCGGAGATATCTGATATGGGGCAGGCTGAGGAACAATGACGCCGGTTTCGGGGCTCACATAGCCGTTCTGTTGCCGCGGGCCAGTGAGTGCAGCCCAAGCAATCGCCAGCGACATCACGGTGTCATCGTGTAATCCTGACGGCGCCCCGTACTTCATGAAGCCGCTCGGGCTCCGGTGGCCCTCGAACGCCTGAAGCTCGCCAATCAGCACCGGGTCATTCGGTATCGTGATCGTCCCGCGCTCGAATGCCAACGCGAGCCCTTGAATGATTCCCGCTTTGCTGGGCCCGGTCGTCAGGAATCCAGCGACTGGCATACGGTCGGCCTGTAGTTGCTCGATCACCGGCGCGCCCATGGAGTTCGCCTCAGCGACGATCCAGCAGCGCGCGCCATGCCGTCGCCAAAATTCTGCCAGGCGGGCCCGTTGTTGCGCGTACTCGATGCCGCGGAAGCGATCGATACCGACCACATGCCCGACCGCTGAGATGGCAGTAAACACCGTGTAGTCGCCTGTCCGTCCCCAATCGACGCCGATCATGGCTGCGTAGTGCTGATCAATCGCGCCTACGCAATCTGTGATGCGGCGGAAGACGGCGCCGGCCCATGCGACAAACTGCGCCAGGTATTCCTGAGCGAACGCCAAGTCCGTCAGGTCATCCTTGGCCCCCGCGATTTCCTGCGGGTCGATGAACGGGTTGGTCGCCGTGGGCATCTGCCAGCTTGCCCAGTTCGGCTCGCCGGTCTGACCGCGCTGGTAGAGCGCGTGGAAGTAACTCGCGGTGCCTTTCGGCGTCGAGAGGAACCACGCCTCACCGCGGTAATCGGAAAGTTGCGCGCGGAGAGATTGCTCCCAGGCTGCCTCGAAGTTCGGGACGATGGCGGCCTCATCGACCACCAGTCCAGCGTATGCGCGACCGCGACCGGCGTCCGCCTTGTCGAGCGACCAACACTCCAGCACGCCGCCGCCGATGACCTCGAGCCGTTCGGCCTCCAGGCTGCGCACAGTGACAGGCTCCAGGGTCAGCTTGATCTGTGCCCAGGCGTCCTTGAGCAGCCGGTAGGTCGGCGCGTACCAGGCCGCTGGCTTGCCCTCCAGAAGCAGTCGCAGAATGACCTCCATCGCGATAGTGGTCTTTCCCCAGCGGCGCCCGCAGCAGAGCGCGTTGAAGCGCTTGCGATTGGCGAGAACTTCACTCTGTGCCGCGTGGGGTCGGGGGAGCTTTAGCCGGGCGGTCTTCATATTCCACGATGATCTTCACGGGTTGCCCGTCAAGTCCAGAGTGCTCAATGCGCTCGACCTCGCGCCAACCGGCCCGCGTCTTCAGCCAGAAGAACGTGGCAGCCGGAACTTGCCCGCTGGTCGCCATCGCGTAGCAGGTCTCCGCTACTTTGGCGTTCGCCTGGATGCTGGCGGTCTCGAGTTCTGCCTCGTAGTATTTGCGCAGCGTGACGTGGCTTATGCCGATCACTTTTCCGATGTCTTCCTGCGGGATTCCGTATGACGCCATCGCCTTCACTATGGCGCGGTCTTTGTCGTTCGGCTCGTAGGCGATGTTAGGCACGGGTGGCCTTCTTGCCGGTCAGGTTTTCCCAGCGGGTTACCGTGGTATCGCAATATGCCGGGTTGATCTCAATTCCGATGGCACGACGTTGCATTAACTCAGCGGCGATGAGTGTAGTCCCAGCGCCCATGAATGGCTCATAAACTGAGTCGCCCGGCTCGGTAAAGTTCTCGAGGAGCCAGCGCCAAGCGCCGACGGGTTTAGGGCACGGATGACCGCCGGTGTCATCCTGGATGCCGATAGGCAGCGTGAAGCAATCGCGTGGCACACATTTCTTTGATTTTCCGTAAACTAATATCGGCTCCCATACGTTGAATCCACTGGTCTTACCGATGTAATTTCGGCTATTCTGGTTCTCTTTCACCCACGAAATAATCTTGTGCGTGCGCTCGACATCACATAGCCACATGGGAAGATTCGTGATGCCGCTCGTGAGCACAACGACAGGTGTGTATTCGCGAGCTACAGCAAACCACCGCCGGTTCCACGCCAGATAGTCGGCGGCGTTCTGGCTATCGTCGGTTGAGTTGCCGTAATTCTTACCGACGTTGTACGGCGGATCGGTGATGCAAGCATCGCAACCCAGCGCGCCCGCTTTATCGGCGTCGTGCTGATATGTCGAATCCCCGCACAGCAGCCGGTGGTCGCCCAGCAGCCACAGGTCGCCGGGTTTCGTGATCGGCACTTCCGGCACTGGCGGCACATCGTCCTCAGCCGGGTTCGGTTTCAGCGTTAGCGAGTCGATTTCCCGCAGACTGAACGCAGTGGACTTCAGGTCGAAGTCGAGCGCCTTCAATTCCCCGAATTCGCGCGCCAGGAGTTCCATATCCCACTCGGCCTCATCGTGGGTCCGGTTGTCGGCCAAACGAAGCCCGCGGATGGCCTCGGGAGACAGACCCGCCGCTATGTGTACCGGGACCTGCGTCAAGCCAGCATGACGGGCTGCCGCGCGCCGCAAGTGGCCGATTACGATCACGCCTGCCTCGTCAACCACGATTGGCTGGCGCCAGCCGTAGTTTTTGATCGAATCCGCTACCTTGGTGACCGCCGCCGGTTTCCATTTGCGCGCATTCAGCGGGTAGTCGGTGGGCCGTTCGACATCCCACCACTCGACCGAGAACTGATTTATAGGCGAAACCTTTGGGGATTGTGCTTTGTTTCGTGCCATTTACGAGCCTATCGTACCGCAAACCGCGTCATTTGCGAAGAGGTTGTATTGCGGCTGTAGGCAGTTCGGACTGAACCAAATGCGCTCCCGTGAGCAATTCTCGCGGCCTGCCCCGTTGCCCTGCGATCCGTAGCCGCCGCGCGCTTTCCATGCCACGCAGTCCCACGAAGCCGGCATGTCGTGCTCATCCTCGTAACCGCACAGCGCAATCCGCATGTCGGGGTTGTCTCCATTCGCGATTGCCCACTCGCGGACCTCGTGCGCCACGGTCCCGCTATCGCTGGCGTAGAGGTCGGAGTGGCGCTCCGATTTATCCGAGTATGGCGGATCTAGGAAGACAGCCGTGGTGCCAAGCTTGGTGGTTGGCGAAGGTCCGCAGATACGGTCCCAATTGCCACAGCAGACACGCACTCGGCGCAAGCGTGCGGCGAGTTGACTCATGTATTCCAGGAGCGTTTCCGAGGTGCGGTCGCTTACGCATACCGCATCCGTGCCCGCGTTCCCGAGGTGCGGTAGCTTACGGTTCACTCCCGTGCCCGCGTCCCCGAGGTGCGGTCGCAATCTCCAAGGAGTTCCGTCGGCGCGCTCCGCTTTCGCCGCACACCATCCCGAGCCGATCCAGATGCACTGCCCCCATACCCACCACCCTGCAATCTTCGCGTCGTAGAACTCAGCATCGGTTTTCATCCTCTCACGAAATTCGGCCTGTGAGATGAGCCACAAATGCCGCGCGTGCTGGTCGGCCTCATTCACTGGCCAATCGGCGTAATACGCGACCGCCTCCGGGTCAGCCTGCAGGGCCCGCCAGAAGTTCGCCACCATGCAATCGAGGTCGTTGATGGTCTCAATACCTGGTTCGGTCGGTCGGTTGAGCAACACCGCGCCAGACCCGAAGAACGGCTCAACGTAATTCGCCGGGTCACCGAATCTGTCCCAGACCAGATCAGACACGCGCGATTTACCGCCGAAACCATGGGAAGGGTGCTTTTAACATGCCTTCACCCCCATCGCCGGTCTGCGGCGTCTATCGCGAATTCTGGAGCACTTCACTTTTTCCGCCTCGATTGTCAGCGGCGCGAAGCTCACCAGAGCCTCTCGTCCGCACTTCGGGCACATCACCGGCCCAAGCTCGCGCGTCACGATGGGCGCGCCGCACGGGCAGTGCATGTGGTACTCCGAGATCGGCCTCATAGCCTGCCATCCGTCCCGCTGGCGTAACCGCGCGCTTTCCGACCGGTCGATATTTTCCGAACCTGTCCGGGTCCACCGTGGTCGACGCCGGACACATGGTAATCACACCCGCTGCGCAAGTGGAACAGGTCGCCCCAGCGCGCGGCGACCTGGACGCCGCCGGGGCCCCAGTATCCCTCGTCGTGCGGCTCGCAGCCGTGGGCCGCGACGTACTCGGCGCGCGTCATGCTCTCCTCCTTGCCGCTTCGCGCTCGGCCGCCGCGATCGCCGCGCGCTCGTACTCCCGGCCGATGCGGATGTCGGACGGCGTGATCTCCGACCGCCAGAAGACCTGCATGCCGGTAGGTGCTGGCACCTGGCGTTTCGGTTGGACGCGCAGCGCGTCGAGCACCATGCGCCGCTCAAGCGCGCGCTCGTTGGTCTTGCGCGTCTCGTCTGATTTGCGCGTCATGACCGCTCCCATGCTCGCGCGTAATCGTCGAATCCAAGAGCGCGGGCGACTGGTGCCATGTCCTGATAGCTTGGCCACTTTCCATTTTTAACTTGGAAGTGTTCGCGGAGTCCATTCCACATGGCTTGCTTCCGGTCATCTGAAGTTTTCAGTATTTCCTTCCACTCTCGGCCGCAGCATGTGCATTTACCGTCCATCCCGAACGGTTGCGGCTTTCCGTATTGCCTTTCCCATTCTTTGCGTTGGTCGCGGCTTGCCTCAAACGCCGCCTGCCGCGCGCTGAACATCTCGCCGGCCACGCGCAACAGATCTGCGTCGGTAGGGCAAAACGGCGATATTTCACGACAGCGGTCAATCAAATCATCCTGGCTGATGCGAAA